GCCCTCTTTTGCAAGATTCAATATACCATCGATTGCTTCATTACCTTTGTCAATTAAATTATAAAGATTTTTTCTACCAGTTTCAAAATCAATATCTGGATCTTTATCTTCTGGTACAACTAAGTCTTTTGTTTCTTTTTGTATAACTTCTAATTCGTTTGGCTCTTCAGCAATACCTAATACTTCATTTAATTTATCATCAATTTTGCTCATTTAAATATCTCTATGACGGTTTAGTAGGACTTGATGTTGCGTCCTCACCTGTCGTATTATCATAATCTAAAGTGTCTGTAAAAAATTCTAATGTGGTTGTATATGTGTAAGTAT